CTGAGCATGTAGGCGTTCACAATGTCATAGGTGTTGGCATCCACTTCCACGGCAAAATTGTAGAAGTCATCAAACACCCGCACCGTGATATCGATGGCAGGATTTATGGCGTTCACAGTGCCCATGGATCAGGTCCTAGGAGGAGTGGGGAATATGGGTCCCACCACTCGGGTGTTCACTGCACTCTGGATGCCGGGCTGGGCCCTGACCTGTCCGGGAATGGTGTTGCGCAGCACGTCTCGTGCTCCGGCCACTGCTTCTCCGCGTGCTATGGCCTGGAGATCGCGGCCCTTGAAGGTCTGATACGCTGTTCCGGCTTTCTGCGCAGCACCAATGAGGCTGCTGACAGATCCGGTCTGTAGATCTTCATAGATGCCAATGCCGGCATCCAACAGGCCGCCCTGGCCCAGGATGCTGCGTGTGCCGCCAGGGCGTCCCAGCGGTGAAGGCCCTTGATCGTAGTGTTCTGGGCTGGCAAATCCCTGCACATTGGTATCGGACCTCACGGCTCCAATGGCACCTGAATAGTATTTCACAGTTTCGTACTGTATGGTCATGGTGTTTTCCATCACCCCGTAGCCTTCACTGTAGGCATACTGGTCATGATTCCAGGCAGTGATCATGGGATTGATCAGCACATACTCCACGAACTTGTGTTGATTGAATCCATATATGGATATGTCACGGAAAAATGCCGGCTTGCCTCCGGTGCCGTTCGCACCGGCAGTGCTGTTGGCAGAATCTTGATAGCTCTCGCCTATGAAACCCCAGTCGTTCACAAAACGATCCTGTGCATAGGTATCGCGCACATTGTAACCAAAACCCGCGGTGCGATTGCTGTTCACTCCCAGAGCACCGTTCATGGCAGATTGTCCACGATAGGGCTGGCTAGGATCTTTGTAGTAGTAGGCATAGTAGTTGTACCACAGTGTGCGAGAAAGATCACCACCGTCGTCGTGCAGGGTCACTCGCACAGGATCATAGCTGATTTTTTTCTGGATGATGCGTTTGCGGTTGTACTGATTCAGTGTGTCAGTTTCGATCTGGAACTTGGGAAGATCCACGGTCTTGACCAGGAGTCCAATGGTGCTGGTGTCGTTGTTACCAAACACTGCCTGCGGACCGTTGCGCAGCGCGGGTATGCTGTCATTGAGGTTGAAATACACATGGAACAGGAACTTGAGGCGGGGAGCATTTTCGTAGCCATTGGTGCGAAAAGTCTTGCTGGCATGACGATAATCGCGGAGATTGTCGTTGCCAAAGAAAGTCTGGAGGAAATCCTGCCCAAAGGCCATGGCAGGATTATCCGGTGATCACGTCGTTAACAGTTCTCGCCACATCAGCACCGATGCCATCACCCAGCGGTGTCTGCAGTGCATTGTCAAAGCGGATTTGCATGGTAATGGTCATGGGCTCACTGGTGCCATAGTTGGCATCATTGTAGTTGACCGATGTCACATAACATCCGTACAACTCCCAGGTCTCCAGCACATTGGGTTCAGCGGCACCGTTGCCACCGTCCAGCACATTGAACTTGGTGGTGAACTTGTAGTCTATGCCGGATGCAGCAGATGCCTGCTCCATGAAATCAAACTGTTTCTGTATCTGCTCACCTACCAGGCGTGTGATCTGGCCTGATGCATCGTCACGCAGGTTAACGGTGAGTTGTTCCCACTGGTACTTGCCAGCCAAGTACAGTCGGCTGTTGTATATGGGCACTTCAATGTCTTCAAAACTCACTGATGGTCTGGTGAAATCTATCACCTGTTTGGTGAGTTCAGTGGTGGGTTTTGACACTCCAAAGTTTTCAAAGTACACCCTGAAACGATACTTCATCTTGGGCATGAGCAGGCCCTGATTTGGATTACTCTGATCGCTGGCGAATGGTGCCAAGGGCACTGTCATTCTCTGTAGTGATGAAACGGCCATGTGTGGTCTCCTTGCTTGAATTATTTATGGCCGATCAGGCCAAAAAAATGGGGTGTTGCCACCCCATGTGTTGCTGCTGCCATGGGCTACACTGTGGCAGATGATGCTACTTCACCCGAGGAGATCTCTCCGGTGTTCTTGATACGCAAGGGAATGAAGATGAACTCCACTGCTTTCACCGGTTCGATGGCAATGTCCACATACAGTTCGTTGCGATCGATGCGGGCCGGCGTGTTGTTGCTTTCATCGCACACCACGAGGTAGTCATAGATACCGCGTTTGGCCACCAGATCCACCATGAGTCCATCAATGGCATTCGAGATCTCGTTGCGAGTGATCTGATCGTTGGGCTCAAACACAAAGGTCTTGCCAATCTCTTCCAGGCGTCCCCGCAGGAATGCCACCAGCCTGGCCACATTGATGCGATCCAGCGCACTAGGCGTTGCGGCCGCGGTCTTCTGTCCGTAGTTGGTGATGCCCACTCCAGGAATGAACGTGATGGGGTTGATGCGATTTTCATACAGAGTATCGCGCAGTCCTTGTCCTGTGGCAATGGTTATAAACTCCCCGCTCTGGGCATCCACGTAACCGATGCGTTCTGCATTGTCTACCACGCCACGGCGCACACCGGCCGGTGCCAACCAGGGAAAACTCACTTCATCCGAGCGGATTATGGTGCGTATCATCATGTGGCTGGGAGGTTGCACGACCTGGCTGCCAGAAAGATCCGTGGTCTGGCATGAAGGGTAGAACGTGGCCAAGAAAGCGTCTGCAGTGCGAAGGCCATCTTCGCTGTCCACGGCAACACCAGCTGCATTGTTGGCCCAGGCCGTGATGGCGGTGCCTGTGGGTTCCAGGCGCAGCGGAGTGTCACCCACCACGAATCCAGTGTTGCTGCGCTCGTTGTTCAAGGCCACCATGTTGGTGATCAGTTCTGGATACTGCGGGCATGCCAACAGATTGAATTCTACCTGTTCTTCACGCAGAGTGTCCTGGGTATCTATGGCCGACTTCATGGCTGCCACCACGATCTGGCGCACTGCCTGGCGTCCCATGAAAGGCGAGCCATCTGCACGATTGCCGCTCACAGTGAGCCAGGTATTGGTTTCAAGATCCGCCCAGAACGAGGTGTTGGAAGGCGCATTGCCCGTGGTGCCCGCGATGGCCACGTAGAGTTCACCATTGAACAGCACACGATCTCCCACTGCATAAGTGGTGGTAGCCGAATAGGAATCAAAGGCAAAATCAGTGGCGTTGAAGTAGTCTACCTGGAAGGCCTTGACATTGAACCCCGAACGGCGTGTGTTGAACAGCAGCATGCCTTCCGGAAACAGAGCAGCATCTGGAGCATCCACATCCAGATATGAACTGCTCAACAGGCTGGTGATGGTGGGGATGGCATCCGTGATGGGATCCGTGGTACCGTTGGTAGCCCAGCGCGCATCAGCGAACAGGATGCCGTTTTCTGTGGTCTGATCGGCGTTGTTGATGGGCACCCATTGCAGCACTCCATCCACAGACTGCCAACGATAGATGTCGGGCCATTCTTCGAGATTGGCACTGGACAACCAAATGTCGCCTTCAACCAAGGCAGTTTCATCACTCTGTTCAGTGGGTGCAGTGGCTGACACTATGGGACCTGCGGGATCAGTCTGCGTGAGATTGAATCCACGCACGTCATTGCTCACAGTGCGATAGCCCACGAAACTGCCGTTGTTCTGGATCATGATGTCCACGTCGTCAATTTCGGAATAATACCATTGGCGTCCGTCTGCAGGATCCTGGCTGGGAGCATCTGCGCTGGCAGTGTAGGTCAAGGCCACCCAGTTTGACAGTATGAGGTCACCATCTACGCCGTCGCGTACTTGATCCAGATCCGTGTTGAATCCGGCATCCGCCACGGGTGTGCCTGAAACATCATTCAGCACGATCACACCACCTTGGCTGTGGGTGAAAGCGATGGCTCCATCCGAAGTCACTGCAGCACTCACGGGCGAGCCTGCGGGCAATGCCGCAGACACTGCAGTGACAAATGCGGCTGCTGTAGTGCCGCCCAGGGTCACTGTCACGGCTGTGCTCAAGGCACTGGAATTGGCAGTGCTGTTCTGTATGGTGAATGTTTCGGCCGTGACAAATGTGGGAGTGGTGGTATCACCGACCACAGTAAGCACACCGGCAGTGGCACGCTCAAACACTTTCAGTGTGAAGGTATTGTTGAATCCATTGCTCACAGGTTCTGGATCCGTGTTGAACTGTGTGTACAGCGTGCCAGCCGGAATGTTGAGGCCGCCACGCGCAGGATCTAAAGCCTGGATCGCACTCTGATCATTTTCAAAGATAGGTGCGGTCTGCGCCACAAAAGCTCCCAGCACACTATCGAATTTTTTCACGATGATGTCGGCACCTTGGTTCACTGCCGTGGTCAGATTCCATACCGAACCAGTGGGACGGCCACCGCCGGTGTCAGTGACACGCCAGCGTGGCACAGTGAAGTTGGGACTCTGTTGCAGCTCCGGTGTGAGGTAGCTGCCGGCCGTGATGCCCAGCGTGGTGAGCAGGCCAGCGGTGCTGGCAGGATCAATGTTGATCACACCACCGTCTGCGCTAGATCCATCACTTTCGGCATCGCTGTCACCATACAGCACCAGTTTGTTGCTGGTGCGTGTGAGATCAGTTTCAGCCGTGACACCGGGAATGCCCGCTGAATTGATCAGCGCAACCAGAGCAGCCAGTGTGAGTGTGGCACCCACGGTCACGGTCTCACCATTGATGATCAACACATTGCCCTGGGTCAGTGCAGATCCTGTCACACTGTTGGCACCCTGCACAGTGGCCCAGGAAAGTTTCCAGGCATCTGATCCAACTTCCACCCAGAC